CACCAAAGTTCGTCTTATAGGCTTGATACGCGAGATATGAGACCGCGGCCAGCGCAAGAACACCCGCCAGCACCGGCACCATTGACCATGCTACGGCTCCGAGCGAAGTCCCGAGCATACCAAAGACCGCACTGAGCACCAAAATTCCGGCCTTCAAAGACACCAAAGCGCCAAACGCGGTGACCAACGCCGCCACCCCGAGCGCCATTCGCGCAAAAAGCTGCCTTGTTTCGGGCGCAAGCCGCTGCCACGCGAAGAGCATTTCATTGAAGTAGTGAAGGAAACCCTGTACCAGCGGCCTGAAGATCGGCGTCAGTTCTTCGCCAATCGCTAGCCTGAATTCCTTGACCGAGCTTCTAAGAAGCAACAATTGACCGGGCAAAGTATCAAGACGTCGATCTGCAAAACGTCTCGCCATGCCGGCCGCACCCTCAAGCTCGCTTCGTAAATACTTCACGGCATCCGCACCACGAACAATCTCATTGTTGTGCGTCGTGATACCACTACTCAACTGCGTCTGAATTGCATTAACTGCGGCAAGTGACCGGTGCCCGAACGCCTTCAAGATAACGCCGGCCTGCTCTGCCTGCGTCTTACCTTTGAAGAGTGGACTATTGGTGATGTCTAGGAGGATGTTGAGGAACGGCTTGAAGTGTCCGGTAGCATCCACCGCCGAGACACCGATCCCGTGTAAAACCTTCTGCACCTTGGGATCCGTAAGACGCTCCATAGCCATTGAGACCCCGGTAGACGCAAGCTCGATATTACCGATGACATTGCGCGCCAATCCGCTTGCTGCTAGAGCCTCTTCTAACGACGCCCCGAAGCTGGCCGACCCGCGGGCCACGTGCCCAATGAGGCTGGGGAGTTCCCGGATCTGAACCGACGAGAACCGGTGCACGGCTAGAAGCTTGTCCGCCGTGATGGCCGCGTCGGTGGTACTGAGTTTGAACGCCTTAATAGTCTGCGCCAGGGTCGACGACGACGCCTCGACGTTAAGTTGCCCGAGAGAGCCCGCCGCTAGGTCGAGAGACGGGCGAAGCATCTTCAATGAATCAGTGGCATTGTAGCCGTGCTGTGCAAGCTGCCGCAACCCCTCAACCGCTTCCTGTGGGGCGAACTGTGTCTTGATACCCGCCTCCATCGCAGCATCATGCAGCTTTTTTAGTTCCTCCGCCGTGCCGCCGGAGATGGATTGAACATCAATCAGGGCTTGATTGAAATCCCCCGCCTCCTTGGCGAACTCGAATGCCTTCCCGAGAGCCTTTATCCCCCCGGCCATGGCCATAGCCCCTAGAGCGCCCGCCACGAGATTTGTCTTGGTCAGCTCCCGAGTATTCCCGGTCAGCTTCCCGAACGACCGATCGATCTTGGCCATCACATGCGAAGCTTCGTCCTTCGCCGTGAATAGGAAACCGAGACCCATCTGGTTTAGAGCCATAGTGACCTGTTCAGTATATCATTTAGCCCTTGAGCCGTTTACACTCTTCTTCACGAAGCGCTGCGAGTTTCCTATCCCACCACAGAATATCCGTTATCTCCATATCCATTATGACCGGATAGGAGAGCTGTAAACCGCTTCCTCCGTGCTCGATATAGAGCAAATGAGCCGCTACAGAAAGCAGATCATCGTAGCCCAGTTTAGGAAACGGGCTTACGACTTCAATGGTGTCTTGGCTCGGGTCGGTACCAAGAAGCCCCGCGCGAAAGGGAGTTTGATGTCCTGAATAGCCTTGCAGCACGGACACTCTATCTCGATATCTGTCTCCACACCGCAATTATGCACGTCGAAGACATCAAGCAGCTTCAGCAGATCCCCGAACTCACAATCCTCCAGGTACTTCCTCGGGATCGGTTCTCCCTCAATTTCCACGATCCTCTGTAGCATCGACTGTATGAAGGCATTGTCAAACTGTGCGACTTTTGCGGACACGACCTCGTCCTTACCCGTAGGCAGACGATACTTGATCATCTTTCCGTTCGCATCCGCCGTCTCAAACACGTTGCCGGCCGCAAATGCGGCTCGATCCGCGTCTGACAGCCTGCGCACGGGCAGATCCTCTACCAGATTGATCTGATAATCAAAGCGCTCTCGACACATTTCCTCCGAGCACTGTACCTTGAAAAGAAAATCCTCGCCGAAAGTGAGTACCCGCAGCATGAGCAACCCGTAGAATCGGTCGCCAACCAAGGCGTTGGCCCAATCGAACTGGCCGCCCGCGGGGATCGTATACGGAGATGGATCAACCACGCTCAACATACAGCTATTCAGAATACGCTCTAGAAAGACACCGCTCTTCAACGCGTCTTTATCACTAAGCGTCTTCGCCTCCTTACCCTTCAAACCCCGAATCTCCACCTTCGCGCCGGACGGCAGATCAATAATCGCTGACATTGTTTGAATCCCCCTTCTTTCAAGCCGACCAGCGACTACGAACGCCGGCCGCACGTACAACGACGACGGTTACGCCAACGGACGGAGTCTACGCCGTCCGAATGTAGTAGTCGTAAGCGAGCGTAAGCTTTTCGATGACGTTCTCGTCCGCGCCGTTGTCCCACTCCCCGGCCTCGAAACTCGTCGGAAACGCCCAGAAAATTGAATAGCGCTTGAGCACTTCGCCGTCGCGGTCGAGCTGCACGAGATCCCCACAACGCTTGTACGCCGCTTCTTTGACTCCCAAGTTTGCCGGTCCGGAGATCACTTGGGACATCCACGTGTACATGTCGAGATCCCTACGCACGGAACCGCGTTCTAGCGTGATATCGGTGAAGTCCGCACGGCCGGCACTCTTCTGGGGCAGCAAAGTCCCGCCCTCATAGTGCTTGATTTGCGCAACGTCGATCTTCAGGGCGCTGCACTTAGAAAATCCGGCATAACCAAACCCGTCGAGATGAAGTTGAAACGCAAACTTCTTATCGAACGTTCTGGGCTGTCCTACAATCGCCATTTGGGATGCTCCTAACTATTTGTCGTGTATACCGGGTTGCCTTAGCCGTTATTTGCCGCGTCCGCTGCACGAGTGTCCTGGGACACCTTCATGCGAATGAACTCTGCCGGCTCGTTGGTTGCCACGCCCCACATACCGTCAATCACATTCGGGCTAACCTGCAGAGCATCCCCAAAGTCCACGAAGAAAGCCGTAGCCGGAACCTTCGTAGCAAAGGCCCCCAGATCACACTGTGTCTTCAGGAAGCCCCACACCGTTCGCTGCGCATCCGCACGCGTATCACCGTTGTTGTTCTTGTGTCGATCCGGCTGCAAAGCGGCTTTGATCGTGCGCTCGCAGTAGGACACACCCCGACGCTGACCGATGCTGGGGAAGTTTCCGTCCCCTTTCAGATTACGAGCGCCGTCGATGAACCGAGGGAATCCTTCCATAGTCGTGAGCGGATTGATCCGATGGGGGAAGACCAAGTCTCGCACGTCCTCACTTAGGACATCATCCGTCTCAAATCCGACCACCCGAGCGAACTTGCCCGTCTCGGTACCCGCAGGTTGCACCCAGACCCCACCCTCCCGAGCGTTGTCCGTGCGTGCAATCACCCCGCAGATGTCTCCCGAAGGGGGGATGACGATGTTGCCCTCACCATCGTCCCCGTTGACCCCGTACAGGGCCTTGCTGGGGTTGCCTACCTTGATTCGGGGCCAGTAGATTGCTCCAAACTCGCTCAGGTTTTCCAGTGCCGCCGTCTCGGCAACGTAGGTGATCATGTCCGCGGCATCTAGACCGGCCGGAGGATCAAGAATCGGGAAGATCTGCCCAGAACGATGCGTCTCACAATACGCGACCATTCCGATGTGCACATTCGGCGTAGCAACCCCGGGCACGGCCAACACGGTCAAGCTCGACACCTTGTCGAATGCGTACAAACCGGTCCACGACGCCGAACTACCGAGATAGTCGTTATCTCCAATAGTCCCAGCATCACTCAACCCATCAAGGCCCCCGGTCAACGGATACGTTCCTGCGGCCGGAATAGCATTGGTCGCGTTTGCGGCTGCCCCCAGATCCGTTACCTTGATCAACGTAGACCCGGTCTTCAGGTTGTTGATAACCGTCTCAACGTATTGCGGGCTCGATTGATCCATAGACAGATTCGGCCACGTCTCTTTTCGAACCAGCGTGACGGAATCCAACACGTACAGGTTAAAGCGATTTGCTGCACCAGACGACGCCACACCTTTCTGCACCGAAAGGCCATTCGCGTACGTACCGTCGTACTTGCCTTCAACCAGCAAGGTCGACAAAACTCCGGTTCCGCCGGTTCCGCCGCTGCCGCCCGAACCACCTGTTCCGCCGCTGCCGCCGCTGCCGCCGCTGCCGCCGCTGCCGCCGCTGCCGCCGCTGCCGCCGCCGATAT